CATCCTCGAAGACTTCCGCGACGGCGACCAGAAACTGGTCAAAACCTCCATGGAAGACATCGCCTGGCTCTACGGGCAGATCAACGCACCCGGTGTACCGACGCCCGCCTTCAAGTGGTTCGAGGAGGAAGAGCCGCAAAAAGAGTTCGCCGACCGCGACAAAATCCTCAAGGAGACCGGCGTGCGCTTCCGCAAGAGCTACTACGTGCGCCGCTACGGCCTGCAGGAGGATGACTTCGACCTGGAGGCGCCCGCAACGCCCGGACCGGCCGACTTTGCGGAGACTGGCACCGCGCCCGCCACCGACCTGGTCCAGCAACTGGCCGACAAGGCCATGGCGCAAGCCGATGGCGGCGACCTGGTCGAGGCCGTCTACCGATTGCTGAGCCAAGCGGGCAGCCTTGAGGACGCCCGCGACCGCCTGCTGGACCTCTACCCGGACATGGCCCTGGAACCTACCGCCAACGCCCTGGCCCAGGCCCTGGCCCTGGCTGACCTTACGGGACGCGACAACGTGGAGGGCGGCCAATGAGTGTCAACGCGCTCGATCTGCCCTTTGACAAAGCGATCGCCTTTTTCCGCCAAAAGGTCAATATCCCCACCGCCAGCTGGGACGACCTTTGGAAAGGCATGCACGCCCGCGGCTTCATGATCGCCGGGGCGCAGCGCGACGAACTGCTCAGCGATTTCCGCCAGGCCATCGACGCGGCCCTGGCCGAGGGCAAGACCCTGGCCGACTTCCGCAAGGATTTTGACGCCATCGTCACCCGCCACGGCTGGAACTACAACGGCGGCCGCGGCTGGCGCAGCCGGGTGATTTTTGAGACCAACCTGCGCACAGCGCACCAGGCCGGCCGTTACGCGCAGATGACCGATCCGGACGTGCTGGCCTATCGCCCCTACTGGCGCTATCGCCACGGCGACAGCCGCCAGCCGAGACCCCAGCATCTGGCCTGGGATGGCCTGGTGCTGGCAGCGGACGATCCCTGGTGGCAGACCCACTACCCGCCCAACGGATGGGGCTGCAAGTGCCGGGTCGAGGCGCTGTCCGAGAGACAAATGGCCAAGCTCGGCAAAGCCGGGCCGGACACGGCGCCAGCGATCGAGACCTACGCCTGGACCGACCGGGCCACAGGCGAGATCCACCAGGTGCCGGTCGGCATCGATCCGGGCTGGGACTACAACGTCGGTCGGCAGTGGCTCAACCCCCAAACCGGCCAACGGGAGCAACGCTGATGGCAGGCGCCAGGCAAACATTCGACGGCAGCTACGACGATGCCGAGGTGCAAGAGAGGCTGCGCAAACTGGACGAGGCCGCCGGCGATCTGACCCCGGCGATGAAGAACATCGGCGAATACCTGGTGCAGTCCACCGAGGACAACTTCGACCGGCAGACCGACCCGGACGGTCGGCCATGGCAGGACGTCAAGCCGGCCACCAGGGCGCGCAAGAAGCATCCCAAGATTCTGACCGAGAGTCATCACCTGCGCGGATCGATCAACTACCGCGCGGGGCAAACGTCGGTCGCCGTGGGCACCAACGTGCCGTATGCCGCAGCGCATCAGTTCGGCTTTACCGGCCAGGTGAGCATCCCGGCCCATACCCGGCTGATCAAGACGGCCTTCGGCCAGCCGCTCCGGCATCCGGTATGGGCGCGCATCGAGCCGTACACGCTGCACCAGGATCTGCCGGCAAGGCCGTTTCTCGGCATCGGCGACGACGACGAAACGGAGATCGTCGGCATCGTCGAGGATCACATGGCCATGGCCTTGAAAAAATAGCCGCTCAGCCGTTGAGCGGAGCCAAAACGGGCGAACCCCCGTGTTTTTCGGATGCGGCCCATATAGAGGAATTTAAACGGGGTTTAAACGGGGTTTTGAAAAAAGTCTCTGCCCACACTGACACCAGGGAGAGTTACCTATGAAGCGAGTGCATATTTTCAAGCCGGGCAAGTACGTCGCCACCAACGGTCAGACGTATGAATTCACCGAAACCATGCTGCAGGCCTCGGCCCAGGCCTACGACCCGAAGTTGCATGAGGCGCCCATCGTGCTGGGGCACCCCAAGCATGACGATCCGGCGTACGGCTGGATTCGCAAGCTGGAGTTTGCCGACGGACAGCTGCTCGGCGAGCCCGACCAGGTCGATCCGGGGTTTGCCGAACTGCACCGGGCCGGTCGCTACAAGAAACGCTCGGCGAGCTTTTACGCGCCGGACGATCCGCGCAACCCGGTGCCAGGCGTTTTTTACCTGCGGCACCTCGGGGTGCTCGGGGCGCAGCCGCCTGCGGTCAAAGGGCTCAAGGCGGCCAATTTCGCCGAGGGCGAAGCGCCAGTGACCGTCGAGTTCGGCGACTGGACCGATTGCACTATCGCCAGGGTACTGCGCAAGATGAAGAACTTTTTTATCGAGCAGTTCGGGCAGGAGAAGGCCGAACAGGCCATCGAGGAATGGAAGTTGGAAGAGATAACGGCCGAGGCCATGCGCCCCGAGCCGATCAAAGAAGAGACCGTTAAACCCGAGTTCGGCGAACCGCCGAGAAAGGAGAGTCACATGACTCCGGAAGAGATCGCGGCCAAAGAGGCCGAACTGACCCAGCGCGAAGCGCGATTGAACCAGCAGGAAACCAATGCCCGCCGAACAGCCGATACGGCCTTTGCGGAGCAGCTGGTCAAGGATGGCAAGCTGCTGCCCCAGCATAAGACCTTTGTGGTCGATTTCCTCGAGGCGATCGAGGGCAGCGACGTCGAAGTGGCGTTTTCCGAGGACAAGAAGGTAGCGCCGCGCCAGGCGTTCATGGATTTTCTCGAGGATCTCGGCAGCCATCCTCTGTTCAGGCAGATGAGCAGGGAACCGAAGCAGGAGAAGGATGATACGGCCTGCTTTGCCGAGCCTCTTACCGACCGGGTTTAATCACTGTCTTTTAAACAAGGAGTAAATCATGGCCATCAATGGCAAAACCGCAAGCTTTAGCCGCAATGACGAAAAGGCCGGCCTGCCCGGGCATGGCCCGGTGCTGGTCGGCGTCAAATTGACCGCCGATGACGGCACCTATCCTGTCGGCCTGCTGCTTACCCGCGACGGCGCGGATGTCGGCAAGCCGCTGCAGGAAGTGTCCGGCGAGGTGCTCGGCGCCGGCGACGATGCCACCGCTCAGTTTGCCGGCACCCTGGCCGCTGCCCTGCCGCTGCAACCCGGCAGCGTGGTGGTGTCCGACGGCGTGGAAACGTTTGCCGATGACGGATGCGGCCGCCTGGTTGGCGACGCCGGCGGCAACGGGACCGTCAACTATGCCACCGGCACGGTGGATGTAACTTTTGCCGCCAACGTCGGAAACGGCACCGACGTCATCGTCGATTACATCACCCGCATCGATGCCGTGCTGGACCAGGAAGTCGACACCTCGGCTGAAACCTCGGGCAACGCCGTTGTCCACGGCACCGTGGCCAAGCAGGCCCTCAAGGTCGGTGCCGTCGCCAAGGCAACCCCGTCGGCGGCCTTGCTCAAGGGATTGCGCGGCGCCGGTATTTTCCCCATGTAAGTAACCACACTCTATCGAGGAGATTGTCATGAAACGTTTTAACGGTTTTACCCCCTGGCTTTGTTTGCTGCTCATCGCGGTGGCGACCTTTATGGCGATGCCGGATGCTTCGGTGTGGGCGACCGGGCTGCCGGCGGATGGCACAGTGCATATGCCCCTGCTTGGCGCCGCCGGCGTTGTCAGCATTCGCGGCCTGTTTACGCCCAATGCGATCGTGAAATATCTCAAAGCGCTGCCGGTGCTGCGCAGCCCGGTCATCGATACGGTCTTTGACGATCGTCCCCAGCTGGGGCTGCCGATCATCGGGCGCGACGATGTGAATACGGTGGTGCGCGCCATGGCCCTGACCCGGCGCGGCGCCCCGTCGATCCCCATCGCTGCGAGCACGGGGCAGGCCGATTTCTTCGAGCCGTTCCCGATCCATCCGGATGTGTTTGTGGGCGCTCACGACCTCAACAACCTCAAGCTGCTCGGTCCGGCCAGCAAGGAAGCCTGGGCCCAGCAAAAGACCGACCTGCTGCGCCGCACCATCCGCGAGACCACCGAGGCGATGGCCGCCATCGCCATCCACGGCACCCTGTCCTGGCCGGTGCAGCTCGAAGGCGGCGCCTTCGACACCTACGAGGTCGCTTTCGGCACCCCGGTGCCTTACGCGCCGGACAAGCTGTGGGATGCGGCCGACGCCAAGATCAGTCACGTCATGCAGCAGCTGCAGGATATTCAGGAAGCCCTGCAGGACAACGGCTACGGCGGGGTGATCGAATGGTGGGCCGGCAAGACCGCCTACGCTGCCCTGCTGGTGCTCGCCGAAAAGGTCACCACCACCGCCAAGGTGCGCGTCGAGATCAGCGAAAAGGGCATCGACGTCGGCGGCTTTTTGATCAAGCGACGGACGGAAAAGCACCGCAACCCGCAGAGCGGCGCCATGGTCCCCACCGTGGGCGATACCGATCTGCTGGCCGTCGCCATGGATGCCGGGCACGTGATGCCCTACGCAGCCCTCGACGATCTGGACGCCAATCTGCAGCCGCTGCCGATGTTCGTCAAACCGCTCGAGAAGAAAAACCCCAGCGGCGTCACGTTGATCGGCAACAGCAAGCCTTTCCCCAGCCCCAATATGAAGGGCATCGCCAAGGCCACGGTGACCGGAGGGTAACAGGCCGAGGCCCATTGACGTTTAAATCGGCACCATCCGGGGCGGCCGGTCCGCCCCGGATGATTGAACCGGGAGCATCCCATGTACTGCGATATCAACGACATCCGCGAGCGCATCCCCGAAGAGATCCTGATCCAGCTGACCGACGATGCCAACCTCGGTGCCGTCGATCTCGCCAATGTCAATGCCGCCATCGGCCGGGCCGACAGCGAAATCGACGCATGGTGCGGCGGCCGCTATCAGGTGCCGTTTGTGCCGGTTCCGCCGATCATCATCGAATTGTCGGCGGACATGGCGACCTACCACCTTTACGCCCGGCGGCAGGAGCTGATCCCCGAGGCGCGCGCGACGCAGTACAAGGACAACCTGGTCCTGCTCAAGGAGATCGCCAAAGGCACGGGCAAACTGCCCGGCGCCGCCGGCGCACAAACCGAAGCCGCCAGCGACGGCGGCATGCAGGTGCAGACACCGCCGCGCATGTTCGGCGCG